CGACAGTGCAACGGTGAAAGCCTACGGCAGTGCAACGGTGGAAGCCTACGACAGTGCAACGGTGGAAGCCTACGACAACTCCTATGTAGAAGATTGTACAGGTAATATAAGACCGGAATCTGATTACGCAATAGTCAAAGATTACCACAGCCATAAGATATATATCAAAAAAGGAAAATTTGAGATTATAGAGGTTTGACCTATGCCGCATCAAAGGTAGTGCTATTACCGTACTAAAAGCCGTGAGAGAAGCGAAGTGCGCACCGCTTCCCTTTAACCTTGTACGGGCGGTTTAAAAACACAATACAATGGAAAATGAACTTGAAGAACTGTACAAGGAGCTAAACGAAGTCAAAGCTTGCGATTTGGACTATCTTCCCAAGTATGGGTATTCTTCAAAAGAAGAAATCATTCAGCTTATAGAGGTAGACATTGAGGAGTTGCGCGCAGAACTTGAATGTAGTCAATATGATTATACACCTGACGAACTCGAAGACGAAAGGATGTTTCTTTGCGTTAGTCAAGGGCTGCCAAGATATTGTTAAACTTAATATTATAAAATTATGCCAATCGTAAAAAAGAATGACGTTCTACCTGAACGTCCTGTTATTATTGTACTTTATGGAGTACCGGGAAGTGGGAAAACAAGTGTTGCTACAACAGCCGATACCCCCTTATTGATTGATTGCGACAGAGGTGCAGACCGAGCAGTACAGCGTTGTGATACTATAATGGCTAAAAACTGGAAAGACATAGATAGTGAGCGGGAAGCAATGAAAGAGTATAAAACAATTATAGTCGATACAGCCAAGTCTATGCTTGACGATTATTTGAGCCAATATGCCATTGAAAACAACTATAAGTTAAAAACAAATTCTTTAAAACGTTTCGGACAGATGGGCGAAGATTTCAAAGAGTTCGTCAATTTTCTTCGTTCAAATGGCTCTGATATTATATTTATCTGCCATGATAAAGAAACAGCAGACGGTGATGTGATAAAGCACTCTCCGGATTGTACCGGGCAATCTAAAGACCTGCTTGTTAGAATTGCAGATCAAGTTGGATATGTATTTATCCAAAATGGTAAACGCTGTATATCTTTTGCTCCGTTAGATAATTTTGTAGGGAAAAATGTTGCCGGGCTTGAAACTGTTACTATTCCAGATTATGGCACAACCCAATTTGATACTTGCATGTCTGACATTGTTTCAAAAGTCAAAATATCTATTCAAGGAAAAGGAGAAGCACAAGCAAAAGCCAACGAGCAGCTTGCAGCAATACGAGAGCAACTTGCGGCTGCAATGACTGATGAAGATATTATCTCATTGATGAAAGCAACCAAGACACTGCCTAAAATCATGCAATTACCGTTCTTCTCTGAAATGCAAAAAAATCTTGCTACAAAAGGATACGCATTCGACAAGGACAAAAAAATGTTTATTAAAGCATGAAACCACTTATTAGGGCAACACAACTGGAAGCATTCCGAAAATACATAGAACAAAGCGATTACGCCAGTTATGAGATAACTGAACAATCGGTTATTGACAGTATATCAGGTGCATTTGAAGGCAATACATATACGAGAATTGGAAAAGCTTTTCATAAAATAGTGGAAGAAGGTACACCGAAATGCGAAAAGGTTAAATCAGGTGAGCGTACCTTTCTTTATTACGGGAAAGAACAAAAGGAACAAATGCCAAGCGGACGAGCGTTTGACATTGAGGGAAACAAGATAATTCTTGACATACCACAATGTAAGGCCGCTCTTGCATACAGGAATGAACATCCTGATGCTTTTCATGAGATACGCCTTTATAAGGACTTTGGGAATGCTATTATAACAGGATGTGCCGATATGATAGATGGCGTAGAAATTAGGGATATTAAAACCAAATATTCTTATCCTATTGATGCCGATTACATAAATTCTTGCCAATGGAAATTTTATCTCCAATTATTCAATGCAGATATATTTCATTTTGATTTGTTCATATTTGAAGGATATGATAAAGAAAAGCATGGATATGATGTCAGAGGTATTCCGTTGAAACGTTATGGTCCTGCAATAACATGCTATCGCTACGATGGTATGGAGCAGGATAATTATAATCTGCTTCGCTCCTTTCTTGAATGGGCTGAATACAGAGATTTGACCAAGTATTTACTTAAAGAAACAATAGAATAGAAAATGAATTTAACCGGAAGCGTAAATTTGCTAAAGCTCGAAAAAGTGGGCATAGCAACAATTAAGAATAAGAAATGCGTTGTCATTCCTATAGAAGAAAACGACCTTTATGTAAGTATGGACGAGAACCTGAAAGCAAAAGCCGTCTATCTTAACGTTAATATTAATGAGCGTAGAGAGCCGAGCCAATACGGAAATACCCATTACTGCAAACAATACTTATCAAAGCAGTATAAGGATGCGAACAAGACAGAAGCAGAAGCCAAGTCAAAGGTTTACTTGGGAGACTTCAAGCCTTATGAGTTTGAGGGTTCCGGGAATGCTGCGGCTACGGTGGAAGCGCCAACCTTACAGACCGACGGGGAAGACGACCTTCCGTTCTGATGTGTAACCTATAAACATATAATATCATGCTGTACGAATTTAAGCTAAAAGTAAACAAGGTTAACGAGAAAGGCGATGAAAAGGAAGTCACCGAACATTACATAACCGATGATGAACTTTTCGGTCATGTGGAATTGAAAGGCAATGAGCTATACAACGGTGAGTGTGATGTTTTCGCAATCAGCCGGAGTAAGATACGTGAGATTGTCAATGAGAAGCAGGAAGATGAGTTCTTTTATAAGGTCACTCTTGTTGAGATTTTCGTAGACGAAAACGGGAAAGAAAAAGAGAACAAATATTATGTTCTAATAGCCGCAAAAGACATGGACGATGCCAACAGAAAGGCGGCGGAATACATGAAACAGGGGCTTCAAGACATGAAGCTGGACGCTATTGCAAAGACAAAGATTTTAGACTTGATATAATTAACCGAAAGCCCTCTGCTCACGCAGAAGTCCCGTGAAAGGTTCGGGTTAAGTGATTTAATTTCAGCTAACAGTTAACTATCCCGGTGTGGCTTGACCGCCTATCCGGGAGCGATAGCCTGTGAAGGTGTTTTTGGGAAATAATTTTATCCATACAATCTCGCCAAGCCCAACCAGGATTACGCCAATGGCACTGTATACGGGGACTGGCGAGAAAATGGGGAATATGGTAGCGTTGAACGTATTGGGCGGTTATTCTTTTTGATTGCCAATTATTTTGTTTTAAAATTAGTATTAGTTATTCATTAGTTTATTATCCTTTACCATCCAGCAAAATAACGTGTTCTTCCCCACTAATACAATCCATTATGAAACTTACAATAACCAAATCCGAAGGTGTAATCATTCAGAAGCTTATCCAAGACCGAAAGTCAGACATTCATAATATTGGAGGTGACAGCAAACAGGCAGAGCGTCTAAGTAAGCTGAGCAAGAAGATTGCAACGCAGATAAAGAAACAATACAAGACATGAGTCCTTACGTAATAACTTCTGCGGTTCTTATTACCTATGACGGAAAGAAGATACCGTTGGAAAACATAGAAAGTGAAATAATGCCCCGACCTATTCAGTTGACTAAGGAGAGGATACTCGATGCTTTCTCCATGATGAAAGATAAGCCGGTGGATGTGGAACTTAAAATCAAATATATATGAAGAAAAAAAGAGAGTATATTACAATCACAACCGAGACGGACATATATATAGACGATTATCTCGATGATTTTATGACCGTCGCCTCTGATGAAGATTTGATTGAAGAAATAGAAAAACGAGGGCATGTGGTATATAAAAAAGGAATTCCCATTACTCCTTTTGGAGAGCAACCTATTGAATTTAACAATCCGACCTATTTAAAAAGGCATTTATGCGACATAGCTAATGCCGGCTATTGTATATCCAATGAAGAACTTATCAATGAAATAAAATTAAAACTACCATAATTTGCATGAGACATTTAGAAGACAAACTCCAAAAAGCTTGCGTGAAGTGGTTTGATTACGCATATCCTAAATATAGGCTAACTCTCCATCACTCTCCAAATGGCGGAAAACGCAATTCCATTGAAGCTGCAAAGTTCAAGCAGATGGGTGTTCGTGCAGGATTCCCCGATTTGGTACTTCTTATACCGAATAAGTTTTATCCTTTCTGTGGGGTGGAATTAAAGACTAAAACAGGCAGGCAGTCGGAGAATCAGAAAGCCTATCAGAAGGAGTTTGAGAGTATCGGCGCTAAATATGTCGTTGTCCGGTCACTTGATGAGTTTATAAAAGTTGTAAACGATTATTTGAAAGATGTATGACAATGGCAAAAGATAGCTTTATACTATATAAGTCTTTCTACAAACCTATATCAAGATTATCAGACAAACAGCTTGGACGATTATTCCGTGCAATTTTCAAGTATCAACTTGGCGAGGAGGTTACGGTAGAGGAGGACATTGAAATGGCATTTGGTTTCTTTATCAACCAATTTGAGATAGACGAAACTAAATATCATGGCATTGTCGAGAGAAACCGGAACAACGGGCGTAAAGGTGGTGCTCCGATTGGGAATAGCAACGCAAAATCGAAACAACCCAAACAACCCAGTGGGTTAAATTCAACCCAAACAACCCAAAACAAGCCTAATGAAAATGATGATGAAAATGATATAGAGAAAGAATCTCCTAACGGAGATAAGAAAGCGATTCCCAAAAACAAGGAAGTTGATTTGTCTTTTGTTGATGAGGATTTTAAAGATGCATTTAGGGAATGGCTTGGATATAAGCGCGAGCGAAGGGAAAACTATAAATCTGCTAAGTCGCTAAAAATGTGCTATAATCATCTATTAGAGTTAAGTGACAACAACCCCCAAAAAGCAAGATGTATTGTTGAGCAATCAATAGCAAACAACTATTCCGGATTATTTGAACTAAAAAATTATGGAAAGAATCGGAAACCTGATACTGAACCAGACAAAAGCTCCGCCGGTATCAAATCAATCGTCTTCGGCAAACAAAGCTAATCAGAAACAATGGAGCAAGGAGCAGGCTGATATGTACTGGCGCAACCAACTCGTAGCTTCCATGAAATCCGTTTCCCCAGCCTTTACAGTTGATGATAGCAACCGCCAACTGCTGAAAGCCCTTTATCAATGGGTTTGGGGGATTCCCGGAGTATTGGATGTAAGAAAGGGATTATTATTACACGGCTCTATCGGAGTGGGCAAGTCCACTTTGCTGAAAGGGCTACAGAACTATGCGGCAAAAATTGCCCGTTATTGTATTGGCGGCGCGGATGCTGGATTGACCTTTCAGTTTACCAGTGCTGCCGAGATTGCCTTGCAGTTTGCCGAGAAAGGTATTACCGGGTTAAACCAATACACAGATAGGTCATGTATGCACAATCTTGCCATTGACGAGGTAGGACGGGAGCCAATGGATGCCAAGCACTTCGGTACGGGCATAAATGCCATTCAGACCGTTTTACAACTCCGTTATGAGCAGCGATATAATTTCTATACCCACATGACTACCAATCTTGACCCGGACAAGGAGTTCTCTCAACGGTATGGAGCCTATATAGCCGACCGGGTGAAAGAGATGTTCAATGTGGTTAAAATTGAAGGTGAAAGCCGAAGATAGATGGCAAAGAAAAAAGAACCCCTCTCCCTCGTCCACTGCCGCCAATGCTCATACGCCACAGACTTTATCGAGAACTCATGCTTTTGTAAAATTAGAAGCCATAGAGTGTGCGCTTGTGGCAGATACGGCAGGACATGCGAGAAATTCAAGAAAAAATGATTATGGACATAGAGATTGAAAAGAAAATCGAACAATTGGAGTGACAGCGTGACAATGCAATGCGCATACGCTGCCCGTTGGTGGCAAGGAAGTATCAGCGCATGATTGATGAACTTGCAAAAGAGAGCAGAAACAAGAATATGAACAAGGCAGAACAGGCAAGGCAATGACTACCGACACGGCAAATCAGATAATCAGCAAGTATGAGAGCCTTGTAGTTCTGTGCACCTACAACATACTGCTCACGAACGACATCTGTTGCGGGCAGGTTATCGAGTGCCTGCATGCAATGAAGAGAACGCCTTATTACAAACAGGCATTCAAGCGGTATTTGAATGATGCCGATAAGGCAAGAAAGGAATACGAGCGTACTGTAAACAGCGTTATCGGTTCAGACCGGAGCGAGTTTTTCGCCGACTGCAACGACAAGTATACGGAAGAAGTGAACAAGCACGTGGATATGCTGTATTGGCAGTTCAAGCAGGTTCTCGACGATAACGGCGTACCCCATTCCGCAGAGATTGCAAGGTTCGAACTTGCAAGGACATTATGTGATTACGCCTGCATCCAGTTTGACGAAAGGATTAAAGAGCTTCGAAAGAAAGATTCACGGTTTAACGGGTTTACGTTGGAATACCTGAAGCTTTCCAATGTGACAAGGATGATGAACCTTGCTTCCGACTGTTTGAAAATCGGGAAAACGGTCAATATGAACACAGAGCGGTGTACAGCAGCATTTGATGTGCTGGTAAGAAAGCTGTCGGATGCGGATAATATTGCCAACGCGATAAAAGTTTAGCGAGATGAAACTTATTTATAACCTTATAACCCTCCTCATGGACTGGCTCTCGGTAGAGGTTGGAGCGAATGAAGAGTGGTTCTGAATTATGGAAATGAAGAAAAGCGAATTGACACACGGCTCTCTGTTTAGCGGCATTGGCGGTTTTGAATTAGGTGCCGAAATGGCAGGAATTGACACTTTGTGGAATTGTGAGATAGAAAAATTTCAAGGTGAAATATTAAAAAACAAATTTCCTCATGCAGAAAGATTCACAGATATTACAAAAACAACCGGACTCCGATATGTGGACATCATTAGTGGAGGATTTCCGTGTCAAGACATCAGTGTTGCCGGAAAACGTGAAGGTATTAAGGGAAAGCGCTCCGGGTTGTGGAGTGAGATGTACCGAATTATATGGGAAGTTAGACCTAAATACGTCATCATTGAAAATTCGCCAGCTCTCACTATTTCCGGTCTCGAACAAGTCCTATGCGACCTTTCCAAAATCGGGTATAATGCGGAATGGCAATGTATATCAAACTACGCTTTTGGATACCCACACAAAAGGGAAAGACTTTATCTTATTGCCTACTCCAACAAAATCGGATTACAAGGCGACGTTTGCAAATGTGGAAGCATTAACTCGATATTTAAACAGTGGACATCAGATACGAGTGTCGGATATACTTGCGCAAAAAGGATTCTTGAAATCCCAGCGCATAGCATTGTTAGAAATGATGATGGGTTTCCCGATTGGTCACACAGAGTTGGAAGTATCGGCAATGCGGTAAATCCAACGGTGGCAAAATATTTATTTGAATGTATTAAGATTTTCGATAAACAATTAGAGTATAACTAATTAGCCATGAAGAAAAGAATAGAAAAAAAGATGCAGAAACACCCGCACAGATACAAATTGCATCAGTATTTGAAGTATGCCCGCCAATGGTGTTTCGCTCTGACATATAAGGGTAAACTATACACGTTGTTAGACGATGGTAGAATTGTAAAGGAGATTTAATATGAAACAGACAACTATCCCCGCTTTTAAATATTGGCTCCGGATACACGGTTTCCGCTTAGAATGGTTCGGTACTGGAATAAAAAACAATCCAATCAAGATTAAATCAAAAAGAAAGAAATGAAAAAGTAAATATGGAATTAAAAGAATTGACATTAAAGATATGTGACATCTTTGGATGTAGCAGTATTACTACACTGCCTGATAAGGTTATGTTTGCTTTGTTTTCTCAGAATCCCACTTTGTATTTTGAGAAGTACAAAGAGTTATGCCCTGATTTGACTGTAGATTGGATGCAAAGGGTATATCAGTTCTACCACGCAGACAGAAAGGAAAAGAAACAGGATTATACACCTGTATCTCTTTCTAAGCTGGTTGCTTTTCTTAGCTATACACCATGCGAGAAAGTTGTGTACGATTGTTGCGCTGGTTCCGGTTCTCTGACTATTCAAAAGTGGTGCACTAATCCGGATTTAAAGTTTGTTTGCGAAGAATTGGATACGAATGTATTGCCTATCCTTCTGTTTAATCTTTGCATTCGTAATATTGATGCGACAGTGGTAAACAAGAATATTCTCACTGGTGATATTATCGGTTCATATAAGGTAATCAGAGGTTCAACATACGGAGTTATACAGCGTCCGATGTTTCCGGAAACAGAATTGCTAAAAGCTGATGTAGGCATTTCCAACCCGCCATTTAATTTAAAAGTTCCTGTATCTGAAGAAATAATCATAGATTTACCTCAGAAATACACTTGTAATTTTGCTTTCGTGGCGCATTGCCTGCAAAGGAGTGAAAGATGTGCGTTGATTCTTCCCAGAGGTGTGCTTACAAGCAAAGAAGAGAAAGAGTGCAGGAGATACTTTATTGAGAAGGGATGGCTGCAAGCTGCTATTTCTTTGCCGGAAAAGATGTTTGAGTCTACCTCTGTAGCGACTTGCATACTTTTGTTTGATAAGAAGAAAACGAGTAAAGATGTGATGCTGATTAATGCGGAGGGAATGAAATCTGTTGAAGTAAGAGAACAACGTGGAGAAGGTGGCGCTTCTCATTACAACCGCATCTATAAAAAGGAATTTAATACTTTTTCAGATGAACAGATTGCTGCTATATGCGAACTTACAGTAAAAGAACAGGATTCATTCTCTAAAAGGCTTTCAATCGAAGAACTGGAGCAAAAGGGATACAATCTTACTATTGGCTCATATCTGCCGATAGAATTAAAAGGAACTATTCATCGAGACTTCAACGCTATAATATCAGATATTAACCGTGTCATCAGAGAACGTAATGTTATTAAGGTGACAGTTAATAAGGTATGGGCTGAACGTCTTGGACTTACAGAAATTATAAAAGATTGCGAATCATCCAATGAAGTAGTGAAAGCTATGAATGAAAGTTTTGCATCATTCAAGAATTACGAAGTAAAAGAGAAAATTATTGAGAATAAGTACATTCAATCTTCCAATAGTAAAGTATTTTGTATTGAGAATACTGATAAGGAAATATTGTCAAGCATCATGCCTTTCTTTATGAATATGTATAAGCAGCATATTTATTACCTAAATAATGAAGAGAATAGGCTTCTTTCCGAACTTAAAGATTCAATGCTGCCATTACTTATGAATGGAGAATTGGCTTTTAAAGATTAACGTATAACTAACAGTGATATGAAACAGACAGTAGAAGAAGCAGCCCGCACTCATTGGAGTGAAAGTACATATAATAAAGATGCAGAGCTTGCCTATGATGAAAGAGACTGTATAGCTATCAAGGCATTGGCAAAAGCGATTGTATTACGGGCTTTTAAGAAAGGTGCAGACTGGCAGGCAAGGCAATCTCCGTGGATAAGCGTTGAGGAACAGTTGCCAAAAGAGGGGCAAAAAGTTTTTGTTTTGGTGATGTGTTATGGCACACCATGTATTCGAGAAGAAAAGTTTTGTAGAAATAGCAATTTAGACAAAAAGGGAATGTGGATTCACGGAAACAGTATCGTGCTGGCATGGTTTCCCATCCCCTCTTTCGAGGGGATACTCGAAGCCAACAAGGATGTACTGGAACGGATTAAGGAGAAAGGAGACTGAATTATGGATAAACAAACCAACAATATTTGCTGTGAAAAATGCAAGCATTATCTCCATGTGGTAGATAGAGAGAACCGTTCTCGCGGATATGTATGTGCTTTATGGCTGGACGGGATAGCTGGTAGTTTGGACTGGTTCTATCCGGATGTGAAATGTTTCGAGAAAAATACAAGAGATGGAAAGATACAGAATCATACAAAGAGAAGGCTATAACGGTTGTATCCCCATAATAATATATTGGGTACAAGCCAGAAAAGACAAACGTATTTCATCCGAATGGGTGAATGTAAAGGGCTTTGATACTTATAAGAGAGCCAAAGAGTTGTTGGATATTTTAAACGAATAGTTATGAAATCAAAACAAGTATTATCAGTCGAACAGATGAAACATTTGCAGGAGCTTGGGCTGGATACAAGCGATGCGAGTATGGTATTAATTGCTACGGACGACGATGGAATTACATTGTTATGGGAAGATGCTGAAAAAGCAATTAAGCACCATTGGTACAATGTATGTTTTAATCTATATTACGCTGAAACAGGTAGTTACGACCATTCGTATAGGAATAGTTGTGGAGTGTTTACCTTGCAGGACATTCTCGACAAGCTGCCTTGCTTTATTGGCACACATGTACTAACCTTACAGAAACTTGCAAATAGCGGAACATGTTTATATATGGAGCCTTATTCGCGTTCTATATTAAACCTGACAGAGAGTAAGGAACTTATTAATTCAGCCTATGAGATGCTGTGCTGGTGTATTGAAAACGGATATGTTGAAAAGGAGGGTAAATAATGAAAGCGAGAATAAAAGAGACTGGAGAAATTATCAATATTTCTGATTACGCACGTGTCACACTTGATAAGTGTGATAGTTACGGGAGTCCTATTGAATTAAGTTTTGATGAGGTTGAAATACTTCAAGAAAGGTCTGATAATATTGATTGGGAACAACGTAGATATGAATTGGCAAAATCCGCTATGCAAGGGTATTGTATTGCTTTAGGAATAAACGATGACAGTGAAACTTATGATGATATTGCAATAGGCTCTTTGAGGGTGGCTGATGCACTAATAAAGAAATTGAAAGGGAAATAACCATGGATATAGAAGAAGCAAAAAACAAGAAAGCGAAAGCCGAAATGGAGATAGCTCATATTCTGGAAAAACTTGAAGCTGAAACGGGTTTAAAAGTCAGCAACATGTTTTATATATGCAGAGAAAAGGATAAATCTGCGTTAGCTGTTTCCCCCATAGAGCATATAAAAACCAATATAATCTTAACGTTATAACTATGGAAATAAAGAATGTAGGACAACTTAGGAAAATCATTGAGAACCTTTCCGATGATTACGAAATTGAGATGAGAATCAGACGCAAATTAACACAGGAAGAATTGAAACATTGCAGATACCCTTATCCTTATGATACGAAATATCTTACTTTGGAATTTGACGATATAGGCGTTTCTAGCAAGGTGCTATGTTTGGGTGTAACTTCTAATGATTGATGATATGGAAGTAATCGATTTTCTTGAAGTAGCAATACTTTGCTTGTCATTATTGATAGTCATTCCTATACTTATGTTTATTTGGATTGACTGGGAACGAATTGAATCTAAAAGAAGAAACAGATGGAAATAAAGAACGGAATAATAATAGACGGAGTGCTGCATGAAGCGGTGCAAGATAATATTCATTGTGCCTCATGCTCTCTGTACGAGAAATGCGCAGAGGTGGACTACACAGTATGTATAACCGATTTGTTTAGCTGTGGCGGTTTTATCAATCGTGGCAAAGTGACAGATATTAAGATAGATAAGGAGGAGTGAACTATGACCGAAGAACTCGTAACATTAGAGACTGCGAAGCTGCTGAAAGAGAAAGGTTTCGTTTGGAAGTGTGAACACCTAATAGACCGTAATAAGGTTATTACAAAATATGACCTTCCGCAAAGTATGTCGTGTTGTACGGAAATAGATGGCGAACCTGTTGAATTTTTGTGTCCAACATTGTATATCGCCCAAAAGTGGCTGCGTGAAACCAAGAAGCTACACGTTGAAGTATCCTATATGTATGGAGACTATTGGATATATGATATACTAACAATACCGAACCATGATTTAGTGGGATTATCCGACAGGCCTTTGGTGCATTATAAAAGCTACGAGGAAGCACTTGAAGCCGGAATACAAGAAACTTTAAAACTTATATGAGAATGGACCCTGTTGTAAATGATGCTTATAGGCTTAGAAAACTTTTAGAAAAAGCAACGGGGCTAAAAGTATATAAGTCGGAACTAATAGCCAACTATTTTAATGGCTATCTAAGTATAGTACAAGAGTATAAGAATGAAACCAATCCTCACATTACAGTAGCACAAGGTAGCTGGTCGATAGAAAACGGTGGGGAGTATAAAATTTCACTCTATACACCTACAATCGTTATTAAAGGCAAGAGGATACTTAATACTCGTTTTGTAAAAGATGTAGCCTATAAGATAGTGGAAGCATTAAATGATGAATTTGGGGAAGATAATTGGAATACGTGCAATGAGGAGCAAAAGTGTTGGCTTCCCATGTCTCGAAACTCTTTCTATTTACAAATCCCAAATTTTGAGAAATATTAAAACTTATATGATTATGAAAGCAAACCTAATATTTTTTCTTGCGATATTCATCGTATCAGCATTATTCATCGGGCATTTCCGGTTGACATTCTCACCGTTCAGTGTATCCCTGCCCTATTGGCATAGGACTGTAGGAGTTATTCTTATCGTTGCAGGATGCTTGGTCTACAATATAGGTGAGCGTGTATCCGGTTACAAGAAAGGACTGGATGAAGGTGTGGAGATTGTTTTGAAAGAGTTACAAGAAAGGTACAACCATGAGTAAATACATGAATTGGGAACTCTATGATAAACCACCCGAGGGTTTCTCCATTGACAAGCATACTGGCTCTCCTTTGGCCGGATACGACTTTTACACAAACGGGAAAAGCGTCTTAAACGGAGGAGTAAGAATTCTTGTAAAAGCTATGAATGTTCATGTTAACGACATAACAGATAACCATCACCCCGTGAAAAAATCTATCCCCAATAGCAAAGAACCTAAACAAGACCCGATGATTAACCGTAATGTGCGTCAACGGGTAAATGTCTTTGCACGCGAGAGGTTTAAAGTAAAGCTGCTACAAGAAATAGAATTTGATTTAATGGTGTGTCAACTCGAAGGCTGGAGCATGGAAAGCTACGTCAATGAGCTTAAGCAATTGATTGATGATGTTTATCGGAGAATGGTTAAGACAAAGAAAAGGAATATCGAGACTACCAGTAACCCAAAACTTGAATTTAAAGATGAATGAATTATATATACCTCCACAGCGATTAAACCGCAACCCTATTAACGGGCGGTTTTTGAAAGGAAGTATCCCCCATAACAAGGGGAAGAAATGGGATGATTACATCCCTTCGCATAAAAGGGAAAGTATGATTAAAGGATTAACCTTAGGGAGAACGGGAAACCCTAATATAGCGGGCTGCAATGCAAAGAAAGTAGTAGCTATAAAGAGCGGACGGTTACAAGGTGTTTTCCAGTCCTCTAACGATGCGGAACGAAAGACTGGCATTTGCGCCCGTAATATCAGGAATTGCTGTTCCGGAAAGCGTAAACACGCTGGCGGCTATCAATGGTTTTGGGAAAGCGATAATAGTTGGTGTGAATTAATTATAAATGAATAATATAACCATGAGTAAATTAGAGCACATCGCCACAATTGATTACTGCTACTGGAGATTAAACAAGCTCAAAGAACAGCTTTCCAAGCCTAAATCGACTATGGAGCAGTTGGTTGATAAAGCTTGCGGTTATAATGAAGTAGAAGAAGTGAGAAAGGAAGCTATGACCCTTTTGGAACAGATTGTTGAAAGTAAAAAGGCTATCGGTGTGAATTATTCGGGAGATAGCAAGTTCCTTGATAAATTGAAGAGTAAATAATGTTATGAGTAAAAAGAAAGTATATATCAGTCTGCCTATCACTGGGTATGACATAAAAGATGTTGAGAAAAGATGCAAATCTGCTTCTGAGTTGATAGAACAACTTGGTTTTGAAGCTGTATCTCCCTTAGAGGTATCTTCAAATCCGGACGCGAGTTACGAAGAGCATATAGGCAGGGATATTACTGCCCTGCTCCAATGTGATGCTGTAATATTCCTCGAAGGGTGGCATTATTCCAATGGATGTAGTCTTGAACATAGTGCAGCCGGGATTTACGAGAAAGAGAGATTATTTTCCATTGGCGAATTGAAACGCTACGCAAAAGAAACTATGTATGGGGTTTAATTTTGAAAAACTAAATGAGTTGTCAAACGACCGTTCAAAAGAAGTCATGAGAAAAGCAGACAGAATAATCAGAGACAGACACTCCCGCATCCCGGACAAATACAAGAAGATTGACACTACGGTCAACGGGAATGCAGAAAGCCTTGCCGAACAACACAAGGAAGTGGAAAGAAGGACCACTGTTATTTACGTCACAAAAGACAAACAAAATGAAGCATATGCAGCGAAAGCACGTAAACGGATGGGGATAACAGAGCCAAAGAAACCTTTTGTCGACCCGCTTTCGGAAGAAAACATTACCAAGCTATACAAGGAAGAAAACATGCCACCCCGCAGAATGGCAGAGATGCTGAATGTAAGTGTAAGGACGATATACCTAAGGTTGGCTAAGTATGGACTTACAAAAGTTAAATGCAGATAATATGAAAGAGAATAATATTTTAAACAAAGAGATTTATACAGAGGCTATGATAGCAGCTTCTAAGGTTGATTTCCTTGAGAGCAAGGAAGAGATTAAGATGTATGCCACTTCGTTGTATAACGCGATGATATGGGGTAGAAAAGTAAAATATTAAGTTTTTTATTTGGCGTTATAGAAATTAGAGGTATATTTGCAGCGTTACACATATTAAGAGGCGGACGGTTGTCTGCTATTAGCAGGCATTTTTTATGTTTGTAAGCTAACGCTGTATATTATAGCGGTCTGCAAACCCGTGTGGAGAGTTAATAGCCTCCCAACTGCCTCTTAGGTATGTGTAACGGCGGGTTAATTGCAGACCGTCTTCTTTCTGCAATGCCATAAAACGTTACAAAAATGGCAAATGAATTAGTTTTTAAAGGTCAAAATGACCAAGTGTTAACCAATAGTATTTTGGTTGCTGAAAAGTTTGGCAAAGAGCCAAACGATGTAGTAAGAGCAATAGATAATTTATTGCAAAACGCTGATAATGAATGTGACGCAAAAGTTCGGGACATGTTCGTGGAATATACAGAAGATGTTCCACAGCCCAATGGAGGGGTGAAATCTGCAAGACGATTTATAATGAACCGAGACGGGTTCACTCTTTTGGCGATGGGATTCACTGGTAAGAAAGCCCTAAAATTTAAATTGGAATACATCGCAGCATTCAACTCTATGGAAAACGCATTGAAACGGCATCTTTCTTCCGCACAGATGTTTGCAATGCAAGCGAACATAAACCTCGAATACGAGAAACGGATAGAGAATATAGAGAATGAGATTGCGGAAATAAAGAAAGAACAGGAAGAAAACGGGAAATTCTTATTGTCAGTGGCTATGTCTTCGGAAGAATTGCCGCAGCTGTCTATGCGTGACAACATCCGGCAGCTGGTAAACAAATACGCATCCGCCATGAATATAAGGCAGCAAGACGTATGGCACAAGATTTATGACCAGCTGTATTACCTATATCATATTTCCATACGGAACTACAAGAAAGCAAGACGAGACGAATCCAAACTTGAAATAGCGGAGAGAAATCATTTCCTTGATAAGATATACAACATCATATCCAATATGGTGAGAGAATCTAAAGCAGCCTAACCCTATCGCCAAGCCCTGCCCGTACCTATTCCGGGCGGGCTTTTACTAAAAGACTAAACAAATATTCATCATGGAAAGAAATACAATACCTGCTAAAAAGCAATACGACCTTAGCGCAATAGACGAATTATTCAAAGACTACATATCTCCCGAAGAATTACGGGAAGAGCTTATTGAACTGGCTTTTGATTATGTGCAATACGTAGATGACGGGAATACAGATTTTGTCAAATCGAACATGAGCACCATATATGTATTGTGCTGTGCCCTACAAAAAGTAAAAGAATTAGAGACACCAAGCTAATACCCTCACCAAAACAGCAAGCGGTATAACCCAATGGAGAACCCGTTCAAAGCGTTCTAAACGTTCCATTGGATAACTTGGAAAAGGCGGCAATAGTCCATGTAAAGGACATTGTCCGCCAATTCAAGCAGTTCATCTATG